AGGTCATCACCGGCGGAGCTCAAGGACGATGACGGCGCCACCTACCGGGCGTTCGTCTGCCAGACCCTGAACCCTTGGGGCTACCCCGCCAAGGACCGCTCCGGCCGCCTCGACCTGATCGAGGAACCGAACCTCCAAAAGCTGATGGAGAAGATCCAGAGCCCCGGGCGTCCCGCCCCGGAGCGTCTCGACTTCTCGCGCCCCGCCGCCACCCCCACCGCATAAGGAATACCAACAATGAGTACCTGGAACGACTTCAACAACGCCGACGACCAACAGTCCTACGACCTGATCCCCAAGGGCACTCTCGCCAAGGTGCGGATGACCATCCGTCCGGGCGGATACGACGATCCGAACGAGGGGTGGACCGGCGGCTACGCTACCCGCAACGACAAGACCGGCTCCGTCTACCTGAATGCCGAGTTCGTGGTGACGGAGGGGCCGTATGCCCGCCGCAAGGTCTGGTCGCTGATCGGCCTGCACAGCCCGAAGGGGCCGGAGTGGGCCCACATGGGCCGGGCCTTCATCAAGGGCATCCTGAACTCAGCCCGTGGTGTTCACCCGAGCGACGAAACGCCACAGGCCCAGAACGCCCGGCGCATCACCGGCTTCGCGGACCTGGACGGTATCGAGTTCGTCGCCAAGATCGATTGGGAGAAGGACGCCAAGGGCGACGACAAGAACGTCGTCAAGCAGGCCATCGCCCCGGACCACAAGGAGTACGGGATGGCGATGGGGGCGGTGTCGGCACCCGCTCCGGCTCCCACCTCCGCCCCTCAGAACCCTTCCACCGCTGGTCGCCCCAGCTGGGCGCAATGAGTGTTGCGCCGCTGCACTACTCGGCCTCGGCCGTGCCGGACGTGCGCGAATTTGCGGTCACCATGGCGCAAAGAGGGTTCACGGTAAGTGCGCAGATTGCCGCACTGCTGGCAGAACTACTGGACCAATCTCAAAAATTCATCCTGCCGGATGGGGGCCGGATGTTTGCCGGGGAAACCTGGAAACAAGCGGAGATTGACGCCCTCCGTCTTCCTTATTCGGCGATAGCGGCCGAGTACCACGTCGGCCAGGAGTTCGCCCATCCCTCGGGGCCCATGACCATTCCAGTCTCTCGCCGTATTGCCCTTGCGGTGGATATCGGAGCTGGGGCGGACAGATTGCTCCGGATGACGGGTGAAGGACCGGACGAGGATCCCGATAGATTGGTTCTCGTGTGGCCGATCTGCCGTGCGGATCGCGATACCCGGTGGGCGCCCTACCCAACCGGAGTGTTGGTGCGGCGGGGTGATTCGGTTGTTCCATTCGACTCAGAGCATCACCTAGTAGCTCCGAACGCACACCTTACGACGGGCGCCACCACAGTGCCGATCAGGATCATACCGATGCCCGAGTTATTTCAGGCCGCCGGTGGGTCATATGAACGAGCCGTTTATGACACCACCGACGAGTTGAGAGCGATTACCGAACTGTGCGCGGTACTCAATTGCTCGAACATCGAAACCCGGACCATCTCTCCTCGCAGAAAGCAGGGGCGCGGCAAGAACAAACGCAAGCTGTACGAGTACCGGACGCTTGAGGTGGCGCCATCGTCCGGCAGGCAGACCGAACCGGGTCAGCCGAGCGACCGGAGAGCTCCCCGCATTCACCTGCGGCGCGGACACATCCGCCGCCTGGGCGAGGACCGCACCACGTGGGTGCAGGCGTGCATGGTGGGCAGCAAGCAGGCCGGGATGGTGGTGAAGGACTACGCGGTCGGGGTCGGGTCATGATCCTGCGGCCACGGCAAGAGGAAATGGTGGACTGCTCCGTACAGGCGCTCCACCGACATGGCAACACCCTGGCGGTGGCCCCAACAGGGTCCGGCAAGACGATCATGCTCTCCGCTGTTGTCGGTCGGACCCTGACGGAGCCGGATATGCGGGCCTGCATCCTGGCGCACCGGGACGAACTCACGGCCCAGAACCGGGAAAAGTTCGGGCGGGTCAATCCGCACATTCCCACCTCGGTATTCAACGCAAGGGAGAAGTCGTGGGATGGCCAGGCCACCTTCGCCATGGTGCAAACCCTGTCGCGGGAGGCGAACCTCGAGCGGATGCCCCGCTTCGATCTGCTGGTGGTCGACGAGGCCCACCATGTGGCCGCCGACAGCTACCGAAGGGTGATCGGCCGGGTACGGGATAACAACCCGGACGCCAAGGTCTACGGTGTCACCGCCACCCCCCAGCGGGGCGACGGTCGGGCCCTGCGGGAGGTGTTCAACAACGTCGCGGATCAGATCACCCTGGGGGAGCTGATCGGTGCCGGCCACCTGGTGAAGCCGCGCACCTTCGTCATCGACGTTGGCGCCCAGGAGCAACTTAAGCAAGTGCGCCGCCGCGTTGCCGACTTCGACATGGATGAGGTGGCAGCGGTAATGAACCGGGCCCCCATCAACGAGGCGGTGGTTCACCACTGGCGGAAGCACGCCGGCGACCGAAAGACCATCGTCTTCTGCTCCACCGTGGCCCATGCGGCGGCGGTTTGCGACACGTTCCTGAACGCCGGCATCGAGGCGGTGCTGATCCATGGCGAGCTGTCGACGGCCGATCGCCGAGAGCGACTCGCCGCATACGAGCAAGGTGACGCCCAGGTGGTGGTCAACGTGGCGGTCCTCACCGAGGGCTACGACTACACCCCCACCGCCTGCATCGTTCTGCTGCGGCCTAGCAGCTATAAATCCACCCTCATCCAGATGGTGGGCCGTGGCTTGCGCACGGTGGATCCCAACGAGCATCCGGGGGTGGTCAAGACCGACTGCATTGTCCTCGACTTCGGCACCGCAACCCTGATGCACGGCTCCCTGGAGCAGGACGTGGATCTTGGCGGAAAGCTCGATGGAGACGGTAGCGAATCCGACTCGACCGCACCGGTCAAGCTCTGTCCGGAGTGCGACGCGGAGGTGCCCATCGCCTGCCGCGAGTGCCCCCTGTGCGGATTCACCTTTGAGAAGAATTCCGAGACATCCGGCCTGGTCGATTTCGTGATGACCGAGATCGACCTTCTGGGCCGATCCAACTTTCGCTGGGTGGACCTGTTCGGCCGGGATGATGCCCTGATGGCCGCCGGTTTTTCCGCCTGGGCCGGCGTGTTCTTCCTGGACGGTCGCTGGTACGCGGTGGGACACGGAAAAGCGCCACAGCTATTGGCCGTTGGGGATCGGATCGTCTGCCTCGCCGCTGCGGACGACTGGCTCAACAACCACGAATCGGTGGATGCCGCCCACAAGAGCCGCCGGTGGTTGAACCAGCCACCCACGCAAAGGCAACTGGAGTTCCTGCCGGCGGAGTGCCGGGCGAACTTTGGGATGACCCGTTACGAGGCTTCCTGCCGCCTGAGCTTCGAGTTCAACAAGCACGCGATTCGGACGGTGGTGATGGCCGCCGGTGACCGGGCAATGGTCACCGCATGAGGGTGTGCGCCGTCTGTTCCCGCCAGGCGCGGGGGTTTGGTTGGGTCAACCCGAGGTTGACCCGGTCGGATCCCCGGCGCCCGGCCAGCTACCGGAAGTTTTGCTCCCTGCGCTGCCAGGGGGCCTATTCGAATCTGATGAAAAGGACCGGAAAGATGATCGATCCCACGGAAATGGAACAGGCGGCCCTGGCCGCGTGCCTGGGGCCCCTGGGTGACTACGTGACCGCCCTGGGCCTGGATACGCCCCTGGCGGCGTACAGCAAGGATCAGATCCTGGGGCTGATCGACGTGGTGGTGACCACCTACCAGGACCAAATGGTGGCCGGCCACGAGGCCCAGGCCGGGGTGCCGTTCTGATGCTGGATTTCAACCATCAACCGAAATTCCACGATCGGGTCACCGACCTGATCGATGCCGCACTCCAGGCCGAGCAGGGGGAACAGCGGCTCCGCGACTACCTGGGCGGCTCGCGCCTGGGCGTCTCCTGCGAGCGGGCCTTGCAGTACGAGTACACCCACACCCCCGAGGATCCAGGTCGGAGCTTCTCCGGCCGCATCCTGCGGGTGTTCGAGGTGGGGCACGCCCTTGAGGACCTAGCCATCCGCTGGCTGCGTTTGGCCGGCTTCGAGTTGCACACCCAAAAGGCCAACGGCGGTCAGTTCGGCTTCTCCGTCGCCGGCGGCCGCATCCGGGGGCACGTGGACGGCATCTTCTCCGGCGGCCCCGACGACCTTGGACTGACCTACCCCGCCCTGTGGGAGTGCAAGACCATGAACGCCAAATCGTGGCGGGAGACGGTTAAGAAGGGTATCGCCAAGGCCAAGCCGGTCTACGCCGCCCAGGTGGCGGTGTACCAAGCCTATATGGAAGGCAGCGTGCCGGGCATTTCCCAAAACCCGGCGATCTTCACCGCCATTAACAAGGACAGCCAGGAACTCTACTTCGAGCGGATGCCGTTCGATGGTGGTCTGGCCCAATCCATGTCCGACCGTGGTGTGCGGGTGATCACCGCCACCGAGGCGGGTGAGTTGCTGCCACGGGTAACCACCACGCCCACCCATTTCGAATGCACCTGGTGTTCCTGGCAGGACCGTTGCTGGAAGGCGGGCTGATGGGCGATTGGCGCGACTTCAACGACGCCCCCGACCGGGTGGGCACTCAGACCATCGACGCCGATACCGTGCGCCGGGAACTCTCGGACCGCCTGGAGTCGATGCTCGCCTACCTGTTCCCGAACGGCACCACCAAGAGCGGCACGTTCCAGGTGGGCGACCTGCACGGAAGCAAGGGCAACAGCCTGTCGGTGGAGCTGACCGGCGAGAAACGCGGCCTTTGGACCGACTTCGCTACCGGCGAGGGCGGCGATGTGATCGACCTGTGGGCCGGTGTCCACGGCCAGTCCGCCCGGTCCGACTTCCACAAGGTGATCGAAGGTGCCGCCGAATGGTTAGGGGCTGTCAGTTGGCAGAATCCGTTGCCAACTGGCAGGGCACCCAAGGCTGGTCCGACCCAACCGCCCATGGACGAACTGGGCCCCCGCACCGGCAAGTGGGACTACACCACGGCGGACGGAAAGCTCATTTGCTGTGTCTACCGCCACGACCCGCCGGGCGGCAAGAAGACCTTCCGACCGTGGGACGCCACCCGCCAGAAGTTTGGAGACCCGACCCCCTGGCCCCTCTACAACCAGCCGGGTATCGCCCAGGCCAACACCGTGGTGCTGGTGGAGGGTGAGAAGTGCGCGGATGCGCTTATCCAGGCGGGCATCTGTGCCACCACCGCGATGCACGGGGCCGGCGCCACGGCCAAGACCACCAAGACGGACTGGTCGCCCCTCAAGGGCAAACAGGTAGTGATGTGGCCGGACCGCGATAGCGTGGGCTGGACCTATGCCGAGGCCATCGCTCAAGCAGCCGCAGGCGCAGGCGCCAACTCCGTGGTCATCCTGCTGCCACCGGACGACAAGCCGGAGAAGTGGGACGCCGCCGATGCGGTGGCGGAGGGGTTCAACTGCGCCGGCTTCATCTCCCACGGCGAGCGGAAGGTGGTCCGGGATGCACCGCCGATGCTCCCCACATTCACCCTGGGCGAGATGCTGGACGATGACTCACCCATCCCGCCGGATCTCATCAGCCCTCGGGTGCTGACCCCTGGTGGCTTGTTGGTATTCGGCGGCGCACCCAAGGTGGGCAAGAGCGACTTCCTGCTCTCCTGGCTGACCCATATGGCCGCCGGCGCCACCTTCCTGGGCATGGCCCCGCCCCGGCCGCTGCGCGTCTTCTACCTGCAGGCCGAGGTCCAGTACCACTACCTGCGGGAGCGGATGAAGGCGATCAATATTCCCGCGCACCGGCTGAACGATGCCCGCCGCAACTTCGTGGCTACCCCGCAGCTGCGCCTGGTCCTGAACGACGAGGGGCTGGAGCAGATCATCCCCGCCATCAAGCGTGCCTTCAGCGACGAGACGCCGGACATCATCGCCATCGATCCCATCCGCAACGTGTTCGACGGGGGCGGTGACGGTGGTGAGAACGACAACGGCGCGATGATGTATTTCCTCTCGCAACGGGTAGAACGGCTGCGTCACGCCGTGAACCCGGAGGCGGGGGTGATCCTCACCCACCACACCAAGAAGCTCGGCAAGAAGCAGTTCGAGGAGGACCCGTTCCAGGCCCTGGCCGGCGCGGGATCCCTGCGGGGCTACTACAGCACCGGAATGGTGTTGTTCCGGCCGGACGAGAACCTCACGCCCAGGCTGCTGATTCACGAACTCAGGAACGGCCAGGCCATTCCGCACAAGCACGTGGACAAGATCAACGGGGTGTGGCGGGAGGTGCGGGATTCCCAACGGCTGGTGCTCAAGGACCACGGAGAGCGACTGGATGCCGAACGGCGGCGAAAGCACGACGTGATCCTGGAAATCCTGTTCGACGAGGCCGCCAGGGGTAAGTGCTACACCGCCAACCAGTTCTCCGAGACCTTCGAGAGCCAATGCGGCCTGGGTGCCGATCGCACCATCAACCGGCGGATCTCGGTGTTGGCCACCAAGGGCTACATCAAATTCTTCGACAACCACCGTGATTACCGCTTGCCGGCACCGGGGCGATCCCGCAACGGCTACCTGTGCGTGGAGGGCATGTCCGTCCGTCTACCGGCCGGTGATTCCGACCCGGAAACCGGAGAGGGCCCATGGCAGGAAATCCCCGTCGTCCCCACCCACTTCAAGTGCCCCCAGACCGGTGCCAGCTTGCCGGTCGAAAACCCCGAAATCTGGGTCTACCAGGAGGAGGAAACACCGTGAAATCGCCCCAAATAAGTTTGCCAACCGGTGGCAATCTGGATCCAGTTTGCCAAGTGGTGGCAAACTTAATTCCATACAAATCATGTGGTTACGAGAAAACCCAGTTTGCCAGGCAATCTGGATTGGCAAACTTGGCAAACTGGCGCAACCCCGCATGGCACAAGGGTTTCCCGGCTTTGCCAGTTTGCACTGTCAACACCCACCCCCTACGGGGGTGTAAGGGTGCCCCTACCGGGCGCACCCCTTTACACCCCCGATTCGGGGATTCCCGACTCGGTTCGATAACGGCCCGGTATGAGGGTGAACAATGAGCACCATCCTCGCCCTGGACCTGGGCACCACCACCGGCTGGGCGGTCCGATCGGCGGACGGAACCGTCACTAGCGGCACGATGTCGTTCCGGCCCGGCCGGTTCGAGGGGGGAGGCATGCGCTTCCTGCGGTTCAAGCGCTGGTTGGCGGAAATGGAACTGCTGTCCGGCCGTCCGACCGTCATCTACTTCGAGGAGGTCCGCCGCCACGCCGGCGTGGACGCGGCGCACGCCTACGGCGGCTTCATGGGCCAACTCACCGCCTGGTGCGAGTTGCGGAACGTTGCCTACCAGGGTGTGCCGGTGGGGACGATCAAGAAGCACGCGACGGGAAAGGGCAACGCCGGCAAGGCGGCGGTCATCGCAGCGGTGCGGGAGCGGGGGTTTGTCCCGGCGGATGACAACGAGGCGGACGCCATCGCCCTGCTGCTGTGGGCGGTGGATACCCAGGAGGTGGAGGAGTGACTCAGTTACGCTGCCACAGGTTCGTGAGGTTTGATGGCCTCCAGGGAGCCTTCCAAGGCGTCCTGGGCGACGTCCAACTCATAGCGGGTCTGGAGGTTCATCCACGAAACCGGGTCCACCCCAAAGTAGCGGGCCAGCTTCAAGGCGGTCTCGGCGGTGATCGCACGCTCACCGTGGACGATGGCGTGGATCCGCGACGGCGTGACGCCGATGTCCTTCGCCAGCCGGTAGGGCGTGATGCCCATCGGCTCCAGGAAGTCCAGGTTCAGCACTTCCCCCGGATGAACGGGAGGGAGTTTGTCCTTGCTCATTTTCATTCTCCTTGTCTCCACCGAATCCTATCCCCGGTGGTAATCGACGATTTCCACGTCGTAGGCGTTTCCCTCGTCCCATCGGAAGCAGATCCGCCATTGGTCGTTGATGCGGATGCTGTGCTGTCCCTTTCGGCGTCCCTTCAACGGCTCCAAGCGGTTGGCCGGGGGAACCTGAAGGAAGGCAAGGGTCGCCGCCGCATCGACCAGTCGCAGCTTCCGCAGCGCGGTGGAGAGGATGTCCGCCGGGATGCGCTTGGGCCTGTCCCGGTTGAACAGACGCTCCGTGTCCTTGGATGCGAACGACTTGATCACTACTCATTTTTACCGCGACGCGGAAATTCCGTCAAGCGGAAATATCGCGACGCGGAATTACCCTTATCGGCAACGGGCACACGGAGGTAAATATGACGCAGGAGGAAATCTATCTGAAACGCCTGCTGACCCGGTTCGGGCAAGCCCCCCGGGGACGCTACAAGACCGGGACGGTGGCCAAGGTGCTGGGCTACTCCCGCGAGTGGATCCGGCAACGGACGAATCTGCCGGAAGACCACCCCCAGCACATCGTCACGTACCGGGAAGGGAGGGATCGGTTCATCACTCACGAGGAGTTAATTCGCCTGATATCGGCCGAATCGGGGTGCTGAAAAGCGCAACTGGCGCAACTGGCACAAGTGAAAGCGCAACTAGCACAA